CTGCAAAACCTGACCAGTTAATAGTAGCCAAACCATCAATATCAAAATCTAAGGTTGCTTCATTTACTACTGCACCAGTTAACTTATAGACTACAGAGTTAGTGCCACCCATTACAAAGTAAAGGTTGGCTGTTCCAAGTGTAGACTTGTTAGAGTTAGCAAAAGTAATATCAGAATCAGTAGTATCCGTAGTAAACCCTGTAAAAGTACTAGATGCATATGCTGCATCGCCTACCATCAGAGCCCACAAAACTTCTTCTACTGCGTGGTGCTTATTAGCTACAGTATCTACAGCACCCGCACCTGACCCCGCTGACTTAAACGGACGAACATATGTTGAAAAAGACCATTCAGCAGGAGCCAAAGAGTCGTTAAAGTATGCTCTACCACGTCTAGAAACTCCAGTAGAACTTTCCATTTCTGCTAGAGTAACCTCTGTAGAGTTAGAACCTTGTGAAAAACTGAACCCGTCTAATACAGGCATTTCCCAGATTGCAGAGCCAATCTCTACGAAGAGTTTGGTATCCCTACTAAAATATAAAATATCAGCCATAGTTATCTCCTATGTATCTTGAAAAGACTTGGACGTGAACATTTGTTCGTGCCAGTATTTTCTAATATTGAACCTCTATAAGTATTTCTCCTACGCCTAGAGGTTCCAAAACACCCTCGTCAGTATCTATACTCACAAGGGTGATTTGTTGTGTTGAAAAAACGTTATTTTGTGCGTCAGAGTACTCAAGCCTAGAGTTTTCTTCTATTACAGTCTCTACGTCTTCCATTAATTTATTAAGAGCTTCTTGTGCTCCTTCTTCATTTACATAACAACGAAGCGTTATTACTAAAAATCTATCTTTGTAACCGCCGCCTTGGTAGGTGCGAGTTTCACTTCCTGCATTTAAGTGAAGTGCTGGAAACTCATCTACCTCATCCCAAAACTTTAAAAAAGGGTAAACTTGATTATTTAAGTCTACTAGATACTGACCTGCTCCATTAATATCCTTAAGCTTAACTACTAGTGCTTCTACTATATTAGAGCGCCTAGATGTATATAGTCTTTCATTAGCCACTAAACTCTCCTTGTGTATAAACGTGTCGTAACTAGTTGTGCTGCAATTTGTCTGATAGAAGCATCAATTATGGTTCTTGGGTCTCTTTCTACACTACTAAACCTGGTACCGCTACTTGCCTCGAACACTTGATAAGGGTCTTTTCTATAAGTATAGCCTACGCTTGCGTAGCCTTGTCTAGTCTGTGAAACATCAGTTACTTGCACACTACTTGCAAAAGTACCTGTTCTATTCTCTAATCGGGGGTAGCCCATATTAGAAGCTACTGTTCTAGGTAATTGATTTTGTAATAGAGCGAATAACGTTATGTTAGATTGTTTTCTACTCTCATCTCCACCAAACTTAATTCTAGCTGCTGGGGTAGTGTCTTTAAACGCTTTACCTTTTGACGACTTACTTTTTCGATTAATACTATCAGAAGCGTTACTTCTCTTAGTGTTTCTTTTTTTAACGTTAGAACGCACATTAGGTAGCTTATCTATGGCTGCAAAAGCATTCAGAACAAGGTCTTCCCTGTGCTCCATACTGCTTCTAGACCCCTTGAGGTCTTCTAGCTCTAGCTGTTGTACAATCTTTAGTATACTGTCGTTTAGATATCCTGCTTCCTCTTTTTCCTGGCCCCTACCTTTTGCTTTATTTAAAAAATCACTCTCAAGAGACACTTCTATATGGTCTTTTTGCTTTCCTGGCTTTTTATGAACAGATAAGCCAATATTGCCCTCAAGATCTTTTATAAACTTTCTAACAGAAGGGTCCGCTTTAGAAGAAAACATAAAAAGTGCTTTCTGTACTTGAGCCTTTCTTTGAGTAGAAACAGCAGAACCTTCTGAGTGGCCTACATTTATAAAGCTAGTAGGGTCTACTTCGTTAAAGTTATTCCTCTTTGAGTTGTTTAATATCTTTATTTGCTTATTTAATGCAAGTACTAAAGACTTTTGAGCTTTTTGCTTTATTCTTCTAAAGTATTGAAATACTTTACGAGTACCCTTACCCTCCTTTACTCCTAACATAACAGTTAGTTTAGTATTAGTAGCTTTGTAGTCTGAGGTGTAATAAGCTCTTCTACCTCCTTCAAAGTTAGAGGGGTTTAAAGCTCTCTTAAAGTATTCAAACATAACATCTACTTCTTTATTTATGATGTTTTGTATACTTTTAGGCAATGTTTTAAAACCTCCAGCAAGTAAAAGCTGCTGAGAAACTTGTTTTTTTAAATCTTTTTTGTCTATAATTATATGGTGTACTTTAGTATCTGATACCGCTGTTCTATAAGCCTGGGAGTTCTTTAAAAGTTTTCGCTCTAGCTCTATTAGTACATTATGTAGGTCTTTCTTAGCCATTAGTACGTCTTATATAAATCTAAGATTCTTTTTATGTGGTCAGGGAATCCTACATTATCCGCTTGACTAGTAGTTGCACTATTTTGTATTGATGCACCACCTAAGGTTCTTCTTTCTTTGTGCTCTCTTTTAAAGTAGTACGTCATCAAGTCAATTACAGCTAACTTTAAATCTACAGGCAGTGTTGCGTACCCTGCGGTATAAGTAATTTTTACGGCCCCAACGCCTGTAGCCCAATTAATAGTACGACCACCGCTATTAGTTCTAATAATACTGTCGGTATTTCCATCGACATAATAGTCGAAGTTCGCAGTAGTAAGCGTCGCATACGCTTCATTATATGATCTCCTTTCTTCTACTGAAACCACTGTATTTAAAGGACTCTCTGTTAATTGAACCACACTCGTAGCCCAGTCTATACTAAAAGTCTCTACTTTGTTAGTAGAGTAATAGTCGACTAAAGAGTTTCCACAGTAAGTCTTTACTAATTCACTTATTGAAGGTATAAGAGTTTGTAGACGCAGATCATCCTTAGGGTTGGACAAACCTTCTGCTTCTTTGTACTCTGCTAATGTTATTAAATTTGCCATAAGTATATTAGTAAAAACTTGGGGCGGCGAACCGCCCCAGTTTATAAGTCAAGTAGTAGTTACTACTACGCGTCAGTACGAACTAGCTTAACAACAGACACGTCAGTGGTGCCATTGTTCTGACGTAGTTGGTTGAAGCCAAGAGACTGGCTAGCAACAATTACATTACGCTGGTTTAGAACTTCGTAATCCTGCTCGATGCTTACGCCACGAAGACGTGGGATAACGTGGTTCTTAACGTTAACTGCGTAACCTACAGTACCACCGTCAGAGCCGTCACCTTCAACAGAGTCAGATACAATTACTGGAGTACCAAAAATAGACCCTACAGTACCTGTAATCTTAGTTGCAACATCAGAACCTACATCAGTAATATCCGCAAAGCCTGCGTCTGACAATAAGTCATAGTAACGAGCTTGAGACACTAAGTAGATTAAGTCACTTGGGTTCATACCATATTTACCCATCAACTTACGAGCTGCTAGGAATTCAGCTGCAGTTACTACTGTATCTACTGTGCTGCCGCCTACTGCATCGAGTGCGTCAACTTTAACATTTCCTGCTAAAGCTTCTAAGCCATTAAAACCTTCAGCTCCACCGGCTGTACCCATAATAAGAGCATTATCTACAGCTCGTGCGTGTGCACGTGCTACACCTTCGATCAACATAGGCATCAAGTTAACTAGAACTTCTTCGTCAATGTTATTATCCATGAAAGTGGTAGATACTAAACGAGTTGCTTTCAGAATTACTTGATTAGCATTATACTGGTTAGCATTCGCTTGAGGACGGTTGGTTAAGTTACCACCGGCTACTGTGTTAGAGCCCCATGCTGCAGGCAGTGCGTCTGTTTGAATTGGAAGCACTTGAGTCTGTGAATTAATAGTAATTTCACGGAACGCCTGAGCTAGTCTGAGCTCTAGCATGATTTCTTTCTCAATTTGAGTAGAAACTTCTTGAGCGATATCGGGAGCATTGGCTGCACCGGCATATACTACACCAGCTTTTTCAAACAAGTCTCTAGAATAATCAGTATCCCAACCTTTACCGGTCATAACACCGAGGAAGTGGCCAGTCATGAATTCTTTGGCAAACTTAGAAAGATCGCCATTAGAACCACGATCAGAGAAAACACGCTTAGACTCACGCATTTTGCTCATCTCTTCAGACTTTTCTTCAAGTTCTTTTTGATGCTGGGCTACGATTTCAGCGATATCTGCATCTTTAGCAGCCATTTTAGCTTCAACATCAGCCATTAGCCTTTCAGCGCCTGACTCAACAGCAGTTACTACTGCGCTCTTAACTTGAGCTTCTTGTTGTGATTTAGCGTCTGCTTCTGCAGCAGCTTTTTCAGCAACTTCTTGTGCTACGGCTTCATCCGCGGCTTTTTGTTCGGCTTGCTTCATTGCAATCTTTGTAGCAGTTTCTTCCGCTACCTTCTTAGCAAATGCTTCCAAGTCGATTTCTGGAGTATTAACTTCAGACATTTGGATCTCCTTTTGAACCTTTTCGGTTCCGTCCGGTGTATCACTAGCTACGCTAGAAGTATTAACTTCGTCTTTAGCCAGAGTCTGACCGGCTAGATCTACACGATTTGTGAAAGTTTTTTTGAATTCTTCATACTCGTCCATAGAGTCAAAAGATTTCGCTAGCGAGAAAGTAGCTTCCTGATTACAAGGTACGGAAACAACCGATACCTCAAATAATTCTGCGTCCTTTATCATTAATCCGTCAGTTTCCTTTATGAAATCAGCATCCTTGACTCGGAAACCAACAGAAAATGCTCCAAGGATACCTTCTTTTACTAATTCGCAAACATTAGCGGGTGCTGACTTGCTAATCTTTGCTTCTAACTCCAGGCCATTCTCTGTTACTTTAAGGCCTGTAGCACGACCGATAGGACGATCGTAATCATGATTGAAAAGAATAATAGGGTTCTTTTCGAAATTCTTTAAACCACCCTTTTCCCAAGCCTGAGCTGAGATAGAGTCGCCAGCACGATCGAAATCTGCTGTACTTGCCATACCGCGAATCATTACTGACCCGTCATCTACCGCATGGGTTTTGAAAGTTGAGGTTAGGTTAAAAATTTTATCCATTCTTTTTCCCCGTTTTTGCTTGGGCTAATTCCGTTAGAGGATCTTTATCCTCTTTTTTGTGAATAAGTTCCCATAGTTCCGGTTCGTACTTTTCAATCCAGTCTACTGCTCCGGTATACGTTCCCATCACTTTTACTATCTCTTTAGGAGACAGGAAAGCCGGTCTATCAAGGGCTCTCTTATACTCATTTAAAGAAACAACATATCCTTTCTCAGCAAAGTACATTCCTAATTCATGTACTAACCTGTGTTTTCTATTTCTAGTCACTGCCATCTTCATCACCTTCAGTTGGTCTGCCACCCTCATCTGGATTGGCTGCACTCCCTGCTATATTGGCAGGGACTCTAACATCATCTTGTCCTTCTAAAGCTTCAAAGCCTAATCTAGTTCTGGCTTCATTGATAGTAATAATACCACCATTTACTAATGAACTATAGTACTGTGACTGATCTCTAAGCTCTGGTTGTAGAGCTGGGATATCTATGACTTCTTCTTTTATTTCGTATCCGAAGAAGCGGCTGTAAGCGTAGTTTATCTTTCTTACTATTGGTAAGATTGTTTCAAGAT